TTGCGAGGGCATCCTTTATTGCTCGTTCGCGTTGGGCCTTATTCAAAGACTCAAACTGAGCCTTAAGCTCATTTAGTTCTTTGTCTTTTTGCTTAGACGCTTTGCGTAGTTGCTTTACTAGATCGTTTGATGAGTCATCCATTGTGAAGTCGTCATCATCCTCGTAGTCGTAATTGGACATAGTGGTCCTTCTCCCTATTAGTTGTTGGCGCAGGCCTCATATTCGTTTGGGGAAACGGTATGGCTCCTACTACTGGTCTTGTTATCGCTCCACTAGGCCAGTCGTTCTAGTGGCAGGCTTTTTATTTAGTAACCGCCAGCACGATCTCGTGCTAATGCTCCACCTGTTAGACCAGTTTGACCTCTAAAGGAGGCTGTTTCTAATCCAGTAAGTTTCTTGCGTTGCTTCTCTGCTTCTGCCTTTCCAGCAAGTCCAAAGACTTCCTTTTCAGCAGTAGTCTGTGTGTATGGGTCTTGTCCATAGATAGATGCAAGTTGTGAGCCACGTTGTAACCCACCGGCAATAGTTCCATAACCCTGCATTGCTTCAGCCTTATTTACACCATACTTAGCAAGTTCTTCTGCACGAGTCATTCCCGTCTCAAGTCCTTGAGCAAGTGCTGCACCACCAATTTCTGCTGCAGTAATCTTATTCTTAATTACATCTTTTCCATTTGTAGGATCAAGTACGTAAGCAAGGATATCTCCATTAGTAATCTCTGGGTAGAACTGCTTGAGTGCTTTTGATACTTCTGGATTAGCGTTGATGACACGCTTCTGTGCGTTCATAATTCTATCTTCAAGTTCTAGCGCATCAACATCATTACCAATAAGATTAGTAAATCCTTTTTGTGTTCCCATAGAATCTTTAGCCCAATAAGATGCAGGTAATCCATAGTTACGCATAATGTTCTGATACTGGTCTTCAAGACCAATGTACTCTGCCTCTGAGATAGCAGCTAATCCTTTAGCAATACGCGCAGCATTACCAGCAAATCGCTTCTTGTAAGCATCTGTCTCACGAAGTTTGATAACAAACTCTGATGGTGGAGTTGCTGATGTAATCAATCCCCTTAATGGTTCAACCAAGGATTCTAGTCCGTACTGCTTGAACTGTGCATAAAGTAGGTCGTATGCAGACTTACGTTCTGCATTTCTGGGATCATTAGCATCACCAGCACCACCACCTGAAGCTCCTGAGCCTCCTCCAAATAAACCAGAAATGTTTAATCCAGATGCAGATGTTGTTCCAGCTTGATCTGCTGGGCCTGGAAGTAAAGAGTTAAGACCCAATTGTTTTGCTTTATCAGGAGTTAATTGACCTGCTACATATTTTGCAAGTTCTCCACTACCCATACCACCACCCATAGTACGATCTTGGGCAATAGTAGAACGCATTGCTGATTCGTAAGCTGGAGTTCCAACTCCATAACGAGCTGCCATCTGCTTTGATAGGTTTTCTAACTGCTTGGCGGGATCTTCCTCTGGTACAAAATTTTCATCAAGTTGCCAGCGATAACGACCTTTTTGGTACAACTCATCAACTGCTGTTAAAGGTGTAGTTGGAACATCTGGATCTTCATAGACATTGTTTCCAATGTCTCCAATAATTTTTCGTCCTTTAGTGCCTACAGTTCTGTAAGGACTTAGTGGAACTTCTGGTTTTTCAGCCATTTATTTACCCCTGGAATCCGAAATCTCTGAGAATGCCTAGAACTGAATTTGATACTTCTTCTCTTGCTGAACTTGTATACTGCCAACGGTTGTCTTGACGAAGGGCTTTCTTAAAGTCGTATAAGTTCATATCGCCTTTATCTGTAATACCCATACGCAAAGTAGGGTCATTAAGATCAATCTCATCTGGGTTTAGATCAAGTTCCCTTGCCATCTGTTCGCGATACGGCGCATAGATGTTTTCCAGATCATATCCTTGACTAAGCAAATTGCGTACATATTGTGGTTGACCTTGTGCTGCAAGCATACGAGCATCTTGTGCGACACGGTTAATGTCAATGTCTCCATTGGCAAGACCTTGTAAGACTGCTGTCTCAAGATCACCACCTGCTGTTATAGCAGATATATTTGGCAAGATATCTGTTAGCTTAAAGCCATTTGCTCTAGCAATACCTTGAAGCGTTTGATAATCCTTAAGTGCTTGACCACCAAAACCAGTTTGCTTTCCACCCACTCCAGTACCAACAATGCTTGATACCTTGCCGATAAACGGCGTAATCAAAGCGTTGATTGCTAGTGGGTCATCATCTAGGAAACCGTCATAAATCTTTTGAGCAACAGATTGTGCCTGCTCATCTGTAAGTGTAACTCCAGCAATTTCTCTTGCTTTTGCCTTAACAGCACGCATTTGCTTGGATAGATATAGACCATAATCCGACTTTGTTACATCTTCGCCAGATGCTTTAAGATCATTGTACTTTTCACGATCAATAATGCGAGTACGAAGAACTGGTGCATTCTTTTGCCACCATTTAGTCAATTGAAGTTTCGATAAGAACTTATCGTTCTTCCACTCTCCAGCAACTGCTTCTTGTAGCAGTCTGCCAATTTCTCCTGGTTGCCCAGTCTTTGGATCTACGTCAACCTTAAAAATATAATCTGGCAAGTCATACCAGAACTCTGTCTTAGCAAGAAGAGTATTAAGAGGAGTAGTAGCGCCAGTTGCTGCTGGACGTGCACTTGCTGCTGCAATACCAGTCGCTGTTGTTGTATCAACACCACTGTATTGAGGGAACGCAGATGTATTTGCACCCTTGTTAGATGTGTCTTTATCGTCTGTTGGCTTTGTATCGCCGCCAATATTAGGCAATGGTGTCTTTGTAAGAGTGTCTTTCTTTACATCAGGTTTTGTCTCTGTGATTACTGATGGCTTTATTGGTTCCTTTGATGGAGTACCAAATCCAGGCACTTTAGTTTTAGTCAACTCCGCACGAGCTTCAATCTTATTTACTGCTCGTTTGTTTGCCGCTGTTAATGCGTTCTTATAATCATCTACAAGATCTTCCATATCTGCTTTAATCTTCTCAGCAGCAGGACTTGTTGGATCAAATTGGAGGCTAAGTGCTTCTTCTAGTTTTGCATATTTACTCTCAATAAGATTGGCTTTTTCTTTGCCTTCTTTTGAACGTCTTTCAGCGACAAAAGTGTTTAATGCTTTGGTTGCTTCCTTAAGTTCTGCTTTAAGATCTGCAATAATCTTTTCATCTGTCTTTAGTTTGGCTAAAGATTCCTTACGTAACTTTTCTGGAGTATCAATGTTTTCAGCAAATTTCTTGCTAGTTTTGATTCCACGGTTAACGTATGCAATTCTGCGCTCTAGGCGATCAACGTTTCCTTTGAGGCGATTAAATCTTACTTCAGCCATTAACGACCACCACCCAATGCGTTCATAAATGTCTCATAGAAACCAAGGACCTTGTTGGCCTTACCTTCATCTGTACCTGAAATTTGATCGATTAAATACTGTTGCTCATTTAGGCCAGCCATAGTTGTCTGTGTTTGTTTAGCACCCTTACCATAAGTTGTTGTGCTTGCAGCTTTGCCTTCAATGCCTTTAAGCATTGCTGAGTATTTCTTGATTTCTGCAGCAGTAGCCTTGCGCCCTAGAGTATCTTTGATGATTGAATCAACTAATTGCTGTGCAGCCTCTGGCTTGTACTTAGTTATGCTAGTAACTGTAGTTGGGCCGCCGTCTCCACCTTCTCCGCCAAACTCGATTGATTCCTGCAGGAAAGCATCGCGGCTCATAGGACGTACAGCACTGATTTCTAGTCGCGCTTGTTCTGCAGCAGTAAATGCTCGCTGCAAAGCAGGCGTGTACTTGTCAGTAATCTTGCCCTTGTAGTATCCAGCTGCCTTAAGCAACTTAGAGTAACCAGTAATAAGTGCTGGACTTTTAGCAACAACGGATAAGAACTCTGTGTAGTCAGAAGTGGTCTTAGATTGCTGCTCTTTGGGCGTGCGTGGAGCAATCTTTGCTACACTGCTACTTGAACCTACTGGCAATTTAGTCTCCTAACAATCTACCAAAGAGCACGTTATATGCACTCTGTGTATTCTCATTGAACTGTGAAAGTTCACGCATCTTGATAATGGTTTCTTCCTTGTTCATATTGATAAGGAACTGGCTACCGCCAATGCCTTCAAATTGATCCTTTGTTGCTTTGTATGAGTTGTAAAGGTCCATCATCTGACGCAACTTGTTAGTTGTTTCAGGTGCTGCTTTGTACGCTGACTTCTCATTAAGCATCTTCTGAAGGTCATTAAGCGCCTTCATACGTTCAATAGCCTTCTTGCCACCCTGTGCTAGTTCTTCTTGAACTAATGGACGACCAGCCTTAAATACTGTTGACCAGTCTGAGAACTCTTTACGAAGTTGTGAACGCTCAAAGTCTGTAGCTACAGATTCGAGGTTAGTCTCGTATTCGTTCTTCTTCTCATAGTAAGTCTGCATATCTGCTGCAGTCTGTACTTCACGCATAAAGTCAGATACGACTTTGTTCTTACGAAGACCCATATCAGTCATAGTCTTGTAAGCATCCCAAGAGTATCCAGCCTTGTGAGGGATTAAGAACGCTGCACCCTGTGGATAAGACTTGAATAGTTCTTGATTGCCGTCAACAAAGTCACCAGACTCTTGTGCGTAACGGAAGTATGCAACAGTTGAACGGTCTGATTCAGAGACAGTAAATGGCATCTGATCTGGATAGCGCTTAACCCACTCGGTCATCGCTGTATCGTAATCGCCATACTTGTCTAGTAGTCCATACCAAGTCTGCTTAAATGATGCTTCACCATTATCGCGTACCCAGTCAGCCATCTCAGACTTCAGTTGTACTTGTGCTGTAGCAGGTGCAGTAAAGCCATAGACAACACGCATACCTAGGATACCTAGTGTGGTGTTCTTCAAACGAATACGGTAATCCTCTAGTTCAGCTGCACTAAATGGGATAGGCGTATCGTTCTCATCGTACTTCTGTACGAGTCCGTGTCCACCTGCCTCAAGATAAGTCATAGCCTTACGCATAGCTGATGCGTACTGACCATCACGCTCATCTTGGTTCATTGCTGAGTAAATACGGTTGACGTGTGCTGGCAAGAATGACGAAACCATTGGTTGGTCTTGTGCATACTTACCTAAAAGTGTGGTTGTAATGGTGTCTGCAGCACCTGGGCTGAAGATACCTACAAGGTTAGTTGCAACCTTGATTGAGAAACCAGATAATGGACCTGCAAGAGTAGGAACTGCTGATTCTGGGTTCAAAGATGGTGTAATCATCTTGAGCTTTGCACCAAACTCCACTGGAAATGGTGTCTTAAACTCTGCAGGTACGCCTAACGCTGTCATCGCAGCTTGCACTGCCTTGTAAACGTACTGCGTACCAGGATAAATGAAGTATGGCTCACCCTGATCGTCTTGTTGTACCCAACCTGAGTGGGTTACACCCTCATAAGTAAGGCTTGCCTTGACAATAGCCTCTGGGTTGTAGCGTACAACGCGGTACATACGACGATAGAAGTCTTCAGTAGCACGGTAAAAACGTGCAAAGTTACGAATAGAGAAAGCCATCTGGCTTTGCACTGCAGGATTGTCAACGTATGCTAATGTCTGCAAGCGTGCTCTGTCTTCTACAATCTCTGCTAGCTTTGTACGTGCATTAAATTCTGCTTTAGCAAGTGCTGTTGGATCTGTGATGCCCTTTTGGTATGAAGCAATGAAAGCCTTTTCAAATCCAGACTCATCAAACTGCTTACGCATCTTAATCATTTCAGACAGAACCATAGGTTCACGTGACAGACGGGCGTTAGCCTCACCTAACCAGTCCCAACCCCACTCCATAATGGATGTGGTGTAGTTGCCAGTATCTGTAATAGGTACCAACTGTGGACCAACGATGTACTCTGGAACATCATCAATGTTCTTTGGTAGATCATCAAGACCTATTTTACCTGAAATTCGGTATTGGCCTAGTTCTTCATCCCAAACTCGCACCTTAGATAGCAAGTCTTGATTAAGATTGCCGTCTTTCTTAACAAATAGTTGTTTTGCTGCATCGTAAATACGCTTTGCGTGCTCTTCATTGCTGATACCACGCTCACCCATACGAAATGCTGCAACTTGCTTAGCATTTTCTGGGTTATTGAGCCAGTCAGCAATCTTACCGATTGCAACTTGTGCGCCTTCTTCACTATCTGCAAGGTTTGCTACAGCAATACGACCTAGTTTGTCGTTTGAGTAGTAACCAATACGCATCGCCCAAGCAACCTGAGTTGCTTCATTGGCAAGCGGTGCCATAGATGTATAGGCTTTAGCGCCTTTAGCACGTGCAAACTTGCCTTTAGGTAGGTTATAACCTAATTCTGCTGTGCGAACATTGTTCTTACGTGCAAAGTTGAGAGTACGTGTAAAGGTATCAACACCAGTAAATGAGTTCTTGCCACCTTCAACAACATCCATAAGGGCGTTGTCTAGGTCACCGAATAGAATCTGCTCTTGCAGGTACTTGCGGTCATCGGCAGTAAACTTACCCAAACCTGTTTGGTCATAAAAACGTGTGAGTTTGCCTTCATTCAAAGCCTCTGCAGTAATCTGGCGAATCTTAACTACATCACCTTGTGCTGCTGCAATAGCCTGTGTGTAGTGCTCTGCCTCTTTGCTGTTAACAAAACGGATAACTCCACCAAGCGGGTTCTGTGCAGCGTTGCCTAGTCTAGTTAAACCCTCTTCAACTTGACGTGCTGTACGCAAACGAGTTGATAAACCACGTGCTTTAACTAAACCAAATGCTGACTCACCGATTGCAAGGTGGACCATTAAATCTTCTGTTGCGTTACGGATAGCATAACGAGGACCGGCAAGAGTCAAGAACGACCAACCTGTAGTCATCTTCTCTACCCAGTTAGAATGTGCAACTCCTGCAATTTTCTGGATAAGACCAGAACGAGCTGCTGCGCGGTCAATATCACGAACGCTTAGAGTAGATACGTAGTCTGATAAGTCAGAAAGAATAAGACCAACTTGCTCACCATCAGGTAGCGCTGCTGGGTTATAGCCAGTGCGTGGATCGGTAGTAGCAAACTCACGTTTAGGCGTAGCCTTCAATTGGTCATCAAGTATCTTGCCTTCTTTGGTTACATTCAACCCGCGAATGTCAGCGATAGTTGATTGTAAGCCGTAAAAGATTTCTTTCTTGCGTCCTACTTCAGCGTTGTCAAATGCTTGTGCAATTAACTTGGATTCGTTCTTAGGAAGAACCAAACGTGCATAACGGTAAACCTTAGATGCACCATCTTTAGAAGTAACATCAAATAAATCATCTTCAAAAAAAGGAACTTGTGAGAACTTAGCCTTAAAACGGTCAATGCGGTATTGAACCTGTGCCATAGAAAAGCGTGCTGTTCCTTTAGCGTTGCGGTTACCCTTGACAGTGTTGACAATAGTTTCTTGACCGTCAATGACTGCCTTAGCAATGCCATCATCAGTTGCTGCGCCACCGAAATAAAGGTCATCAACAAATCTAGGACCAATCTTATCTAGGTTAAATACTTTATTGGCTGTAGTGACTGCCTTTACTCGCATTGCACGAGAACCAGGAACAAGTGGATTTCCAAGTGTTGGAATCATCACACGCTTGCGACCAATCTGGCCCTTCATCATCTCTTCTAGTTGCTTAGCGTTATCAAAGAAAGCCTTAGCGCTAAGTGCATCTGTGATAGGGACAGCGTCATCTGCTGTACTAATAAAAGACTTGATTACTGGATCACCAAACTCAGGTGCAAGTGTTGTAAGACGCTGCTTGATAGCAACTGCCTCTTTTGTAGCACCCTCATCAACAGCTTTTTTATAGGCCTTAAGATCTGCGCCGTACTGGTTCCAGAAGTTCTGGACTTGTGGGCGTGCAAACACTTCATCAACTTTATTACCACCAACGACAACAGCAACTGAATAACGAGATATATCTATAAGACGCTTTGCTTTACCTGCAAGAATAAGCGGATCTGCAAGGACGCGATATGCCGCATCAAAAGTACCTGATACTGCGCGATAGAAAAAGCCTGAACCTTCAACCTGTGCAGGTGTAATAAGGTTTGCAATCTGACGACCAGGAGAGTACTTAGCAGCCTGTGCTGCATCTAGTGCATCTTGAAATAAATCATCTTTATTCTGTGCAGCAAGAGCTGCAAGTTGACGCTCTGACTCTGATCCAGATGAAGCAATAGCACTTAACTTCTCACCAGATGCAACTCGCATTGCAACATTGACACGGTCTGTACCAAACTTTGTACGAGCATCTTCAATGCGACCTGGGTTAAATACTTTGTCGCCTTTGTCGTTTGCTTCAGTCCAAGCAAAGCCAAGTTCACCACGTTCTGCAATAGGTATAACTGCTGCACGATATGCACGAGTTGTAAGATCTGAAACCTCAGTAAGTCCTGCTAGTAATGCACCACCTGTGTAGTGCCAAGCAGTACCCAACCAGCCACGCTGTGGTTTAGTTACTGGATCTTCTTCTCCTGCTACACGCTTAAGAGCAGCCTGTTGTTGAGGCGTCTTTAACGCATAAGCCTGCTGTGCGGTTCTTTGTGGAAGATTAGAAAGTTCACGATGTACAGATAGCGTCTTTGATAACGCTTCCATTTCCTTTTGCTCTGCAGGTGTTAATCCTGCAGCGGCAGCAGCAGCTTTGAAGTCAGCCAATTAGTCACCTCGCGCAACAGCCTGTTGATACAAGATGGCAATAGAACCGTCTGTATCAAATGGCAACATCTTTGCTAGTGTGTCAGAAGTCTTTGTTACTGATTTAGCCATCATCAATGCAGATGTTCCTGGGCCTGCTCCCATATCAATGCCTGAAGTGACTGGTGAATTAGGACGGTCTGATGGTGCAAATAATTCTGTTACTGGTCCCTGTGTAGCTGCCTCACGTACATCGCCTGCACGAGCAGGACGTACATCACCAGTCTTGGCTAGCGGAGCACCAGACTTAATAGCCTGTGTCTCAACGCCTTCGCCGTATGCTGTGGAACCCATTTGTAAATTATCGGTACGTGTAGAGTACTTACCTGGACCTGCTGGTCCTGCCAGTGGATTCATCATACTCACTGTTGGTCCTCCTCTAATTTTTCTAAGTCTGTTGCCATATCTTCCCAAGCCCTATTGGTTTGAGTAAGATGATTTGAATGGTAAATAGATAGTTCCATTAGTTCACCTGTTAATGTTTCAAAAGATGAAGCAATGTTGTGTAGAAAACCTACACCGACAACTACAAAATCAAGAAAGCGCACTGGGCGAGGAACGTAATTGTCATCTCTCATCGCCCAGTACACCTCTCATTGAAAAGTTATTATCCCTTTTTTACTGCATTGCCGCGTCGGCCTGCTGGCATCATTGATGGTACTACCTTGCCTGGTCCTGCTGGCTTGGAGGTATCCTTCTTGCCTTCAACTGGCTTTGACATTGGTGCTGTTGCACGTGATCCTTGGTTCATATTACACCTCCTCTGATTATGCTGCGCCGGTGATACCAGCTAGTAGTTGGGCTATATCTGGACGTTGACCAGCAGCAGGGGCCATACCACCTTGTTCTTGTGGAGGTTGCGCTGAGGCTGGGGCGGGGGCCGCACCTGCCGCTGGAAGCTGTTGTTCCATACCTGGTGCCATAGGTGGCATCTCTGGGGCTGGAGGTGGTTCTGGTGTAAATGCTTTTTCAATAACTGACTCTAGTGATTGTCCCTTTTGGCGACCTTGGATAACAGTTGCGATACGTGAGATAATCTCACTAGGGTCTTGACCTTGCGCTGCGAGGGCTGGAATTGCCTGAGCATACTGTGCAACAGCAACACGCAAAGAATCGCGCATCTCTTCAATATCAACACGTTGTTCCTCCTGCGTAACATTTAAGTCCATTGGAATCTCACGACGTACATAGTCACGAGATACGAGCTTGTCTGAACGCATTTGTAGTAAAGCAATGATGGCACGGTTTGGGTCCATACCAGACATAATTCCGTAGCGTACATCTACGCCATACTCACCCTTGATATCACGAGATGGTGTGTACTTGAGAACGTAAGGTGTTCCGTCATCTGTTCCCTTGATGGTCTTTGGAATACCACCAAATACTTTCTCATCTGCTTCAAAGCAAACAGAGATAAGTTCTTGGAACATACGAGCAAACTGTGCTTGTGCTGCCTTGATCTGTGTATCAAAGCCAGCCTGTAGTGCTTGCACACCACGGCCTGTTACAACTGATGCTTCAATGTTACCTGAACGAGATTCAGGGTAACGAGCACCAAGACGTAGTTCACGCTCTAGTACACCAGACTCTGTAAAGACTCCAGGTGGTAGCTCTAGTGGAACGCGACGAATACCTTGTGGGTTAGCAGAACGCATAATTGAATCTGGACCAAGTGCCAACTCTTGCACATCTTGTGGGATAGCAATAGGTGCTTGGATAGATTTTTCTGCGGCTTGGATCTGCAATACTGCAAAACGAGCACGAGCTAACTGAACTGATAGAACATCATCAAACTGTCCACGTGCTTCACCATCTAGTGATGAACGCATTACAACAGATGCCATTGGCTTGTTTAAGATGTTAGGCGTACGTGCTAGAACTAAGTTCTTACGCTCTGGGATATAGAGCAGGTCCTGATCTTTGTCGTGGTACTTGACCATTGAGATATAAGGAGAAGATAGGGCATACTGGTTACGGCCTAGAATTAAATCGTAATACTCTGGATACTGCGCTGCTAGTGTCTCTGCATCGGTAACGATGACTTGAGAAATAGATAGAACACGACCATAACGATCTAACTCTGGGTAGGTACCGAATGGGTTAAGCATACGGATACGAGGGTTGTTATCCTCAAAGTCCATCTCAACCATACCGATACCCATACCATAGGTGTTATACCAGTCTGCTGCTGTGTACATCTGCAGTTGTAGGTCAGAGTTTGTTACATAAAAGTTTGCAATACGAGTTCTAGTATCTGCTGCCTTGCGTGCTGCATCTGAAACCATATTGGTTGCCGAGCAGTTAAAGGATGGCAGTGGTGCCATTGCTTCTGCTAAGTCACGTGCTGCGACGTCAATGAAGTTTGCAACCAGAGGCTTTGGATAATCCTCTGAAAACATTGCAGGATATACCTTAGAGATATCTCCCTGACGCACCGAGAGCACATCACGCATACGTTGATCTCGCGCTGATGAGCGAGTACGTAAGCGTGCTAGCTTAGCGTCAACTTCTTTAACTGATAACAATTGAGGTCCTTACTTCTTCTTTTTGGCTTCTTTTTTGCCTTGGTCTTTACCGACCTTGTATGCTGTCTCTATTGTCTTGCCAACTCCATAAGCTGCAAGAGCGCCAGTACGAGTTCTGTTTGCAGTTTTCTTTGCTACCTTAGCGCCAGCCATAGCTGCGCCTTTCTTTGGTTCAACAACTTTCTTAATAGTTGCTTTTGTTCCAGGTTTTGGAGAGCCTGATTTTTTAGAGCCAGGTGCCTTCAATGTAATATCTGCGTTCTTTGCTTGTGTGCCACGTGTTGTCTTTACATAAGGTGCTTTCTCGGCAACCTTCTTAGCAGCAAGTACGCCTCTAACTTCTGATGCAACCTTGGCTCCAATACCGCCAACTGCACCAGCAACAATAGTCTTAGCAACTTCTTTACGGACTTTGTTCAAAACCTTATCGGCTTCTTTCCAACCGTAGTTAATAATATCCCCACGGCCTGTTCCTTTAGGAGTGTTCTTAGCCATAAATCTTGCCGTACTTCTTCTCAAGAAGTTTCTTCATTGCTGCATCCTGTGGAGTCATCTTCTCTGGCTTCTTTGGAAGTGGTGCTGGCTTAACACTTGGACGCTTGACTGCTGGCTTCTTAACTGCAGGCTTCTTCATATTTGCCATTAGTATCTCCTACTTATTTACTGAGCCGCGAAGACCGCCGCCACTGCCGAATGAACCAAGACCACCACGCATACCACTACCACCAGTACGTGGTGTACGAATCTTAGGCGTACGAGGTGTCGCACGTGAAGTCTTTGGCTTCTTACGTGAATCTAATTCTGCTTTAATTGCAGCACGCATTTCTTTTTCTTTTAATGCTTTCATTGCTTCTGCTTTAACAGCGTTATTCTTAGCGCGAGCTTCAGCAATAAGTTTCTTTTGACGTGCTGCTGACTCTGGGGTTAATTTACCGCGACCCATTACTTAGCCACCAATTGCTTTCTTAGCGTTGCTTGCTGCCTTCTTCTTTGCCTGAGTTTTATAGATAGCAACTCCGCGTGCCGCAGTCTTTTTTAGATCCTGGTTACGTCGTGCCTGTACTAACTTTGCTGCTCTTTTTTCTGTAGCAGTAAGTTTGCGTGGCTCGGCATAGACAACTCTTTCAGCCTTTTCAACTAATGATTCTTTGCCACGTGTACGCTTTGCAACAATGTCTGCTGTCTTAGTACTAATACGTGGACCTTTTTCTTTTGCAGTGCCATAACTAAAAGAAGACTTTGGTGGGTTGACTTCCTTGTTCTTGGCCTTGATTGCCTTTTCAACTTTCTTTCTTAACTCTTTAGCCATTGTTATCTCCTAGTTAGATGAATGTGCGATCTTTTTCTGCGAGCAGTTCATCTATGTTGACAACTGTTCGTTTGCCTACCTCGTAGCGAGATAGAAAAGGATTCTTTAAGTGGTGTGTCTTGTGCATACCTTGGTTAAGCATCTCGCGTGCTCTGATCTCACAGAACCAAAGAGCCATTACCATATCGGTCTTACCTTTAGTAGTAGGCGACCACGTAATCAATTGCTCGATAAGAGCTTTGATATTTTCTGTTTGATCGCTAGGAAGATGGATAAGGTTGTCTCTATGATGTTTACCATCGTGCTGCTTCGTTCCAAACAAAGTGGACATACTGGCAACTCCGAAGCCGGAGTCCCACTTGTTGGTTCCTGTATGGTGTTCACGTAGTAGTACTCCTCGGCTTGCAAGGTTGGCACGGATGCCCTCATCTTGCGTTAAGAAAGATTGAAATGCGTTCTTCTCTACTATCCACTCACTGGGTGAGTAGAGGCTAGTCCAGTCAAAGATTAGCTGACGGATTGCAGCAGGCGTTGGCCTAGTAATTTTAATAGCATCAACGATATAGCGTTTATGTGTAGCCCTATCAACAGCGTAACAAACGACGGCTGTATCACCAACCATAGCGGGATCAAGACCACAAATAAAAGAAAAGCCGTTAACATCACGCGGATGGCCTGGGTTCCCAGGAACCAAGCGACCTGCTTTACGCATACCATCTATAGAACCTCGCACACATACTGGATCAAAGATGGCATCATCTGAGATATCTTGCTGCTGATAAACTAAAGCCCAGGTACTTGCATCCATAGCTTGGCGTTCATTGTAAAGGTTACGACCATTCCAACGTGGATATAGGCCGTCCTCATTCAAATCTGTTTCTGTCTGTCCATCAAATGCGGCATCGGATGCAGGCCAGAGAGTCTCCCAGTTATCAGGGTTCTCATCTGTCTTTAATAACGCTGGCATTGCAAGGTAAGTCCAAGGGACCAAGCCACCAGGGTAGCGGTCTTCGGAGCGTAGCTCCTTGTATAAGTCTACTGCAGAAACTCGTGTACCAATAATAATTAACTTACCAGTAGGGTTAAGACGAGAGCGCACGTCCTGGGTTAACCAGCGGATTTGCTTCTCAAACTCGTTTGCGTTCTTCAAGGTAACGGCGTCGTCTACGATAATCATATCGGCACGCTTACCGTAGATCTGACCACCGATACCAACGGCCTCGATGTTCGGGTCCTTTTCGCTGGACTCACGAAGCTCATCACCAAAGGTGACACGGGTAGCCTGCCACGAGGCTGACTTAGAGTTAAACCCTACGCCAGCAGCGTAAGCCTGTTGGAGTGCTTCATAATTAGGATGAGTCAGGCGTTGCTTGATGGCGTAGAGAAAGTCTGCAGCTAACTGCTGCGTCTGAGATACGATGAGTACTCTAAAGTTAGGGTTCTGACAAACCTGCCAAGTGACGTAATCAATGGTCACAGTCATAGACTTGGCGTGGTTGGGCGGGATGTTCAAAAGGATTCTGTTATTAGCCAGACCCTTTTCGTACTTCATAGAAGGATGTAGCCAGCCAGGTTCGCGGCCTTCGATTACATCTATCAGGTTCTGCTGGTGTGGAAAGGTGCGGGAGTGTAGGTACTTCTGGCGAAACTCGGCAAAGGTAAGATCGTGAACATCGGAGGCTGCAAAGGACTTGTCCTTTAGACCAAGGCGTGTTCGGTCAACCTTGTCTGTAAAGACCTTATCGGTACGTCGGTAGTACTCGTAAGTCTTAATGGATTTACCTGCCGAGGCACAAGCTGCCTCAATGGTCATACCCTCTGCAACACAGCCAAGGATAATTCTCTTGGCGATGTCGGCACTATTGTCAGCCACGTGATCTCCTAAAATTTATTGGGGACCGGCCGGAATCGGTTCGTTTCATTACTAGGCGAGGAAGGTTTTATCTACCAGTAGATAGACCTATCCCCACTAAAAGTACTGGGCAGGTCGGGCTTAGCGCCCGAAGGAGCCACAGCGAACTGAGGGGTAAGTTAGTGCTCGGCCTAGGGGCCTCGCTAGAGGCCATACCGTAGCAGCTCAGGGCTTTTCCTATTAAAACCCCTTACTATATATAAGGCAGGAAATTTAACGCATTTCTCGTTTTTACAATGTGACCTTCATCACAGTATATAAAACCGCAGGTCAGAGGCTATATGAGCTTTCACTTTAGCAAATATATTTTGTTGGGGAGTACACGGCCCACGCCTGCACAATTCAACAACGGGGGGTGTCTGTTGCTGGCTGTTTGCCCTGCCCCCCACCCCCTGCCCTGCCTGTGGATAAGCCTGTGGATAACTTTCTAGAAAGAAAGCAGGGGCTTGCTAGGTTCTGGGCGGTATCTCTCAGGTAATCCCCAACTATTAAGTAACCCTTTACAGTTCCAAGCCCTAGACATTCACCGCCCTAATTGTCCACCGATTGAAAGCCCGTAAGTGATTGAAGATTCAACTACTTATGACCTGTGACCCTCTGCCATTCTCAGGAAGTCCCCAGCAAAACGTTATCAAACTGTTACCATTAAATGCTTGTTATCGCTTGACATACGGCATAGTCCCGTATAAATTTCTCTATGTAAGCAACTAACGAAAGGGTTACAAATGGAGCTACAACTAAGAAAGTCACTCAATGATGTATGGGAAACTCACTATGTTTTCGGGTACCCATTTGGTATTGAGAAGATTGACTCACGCGATTATGTAGTTTTTAGAGAGTTCGGCTCACGCCGTATCTACCTACGAGAAGACGGCTTTACATCTAAAGAACAAGCCCTCGCCTATCTTGCCCCAATGGTAGAAAAGTACAGCAATTCAATCATAACAGCAATCACAGCATAAGGAGACTAGGCAAATGACAACAGATAAGGCAAAAATTGAGCGGTCTTTATTCATTGAGGGGCGCGAATGGTTTGACAAGGTAAACGGTAATTCCTACTTTTCCGCTCGCATTTGGGTAGACGGGGGACAGGTCGCGATTCTGCCCTTTCAGTACGGCTATGGCGACCAATTTATTTACGAGGCACAGAAAAAACTTCTTGAACTAGGCTATTTGCCACAAGAAGGAAAGAACGCGGGTTTATGGACAATCGCACAGGAACAAGGTTTCGACTATTACAGTGCCAAAACCAACACAAAAAAGGCTGATATGTTCAAGATATACACAAATTATAGCGAGAGAGTTGCATAAATGAGCACACGAGTTTGCGAGTACTGTTTCGACTACTTCGCCACATCAAGCGAGATTGTGGCGCATTACAAGGCACAACATAAGGAGGAGGAATAGGAAATGGGAGCACGAGTAGTATTTAACATCAAGCAAGACGAGGAAAACTACATCTGCCTCTATTCACATTGGGGCGAGTACACAGCCCTAGAGGACGCGGGGAGGGCTATCGCAAAAGCTCGCCCACGCTGGGGAGATGACTCTTACTGTGCTCGGATTATCGTGAGTCAGTTAATCGGTAACGAGTGGGACAGCGAGACAGGCTTTGGGCTGTGGGTATCGGCTGAGCCTTGCACAGATGAGGCGTGGGTCTTGATTGACCTACAAGAACAGACTGTAACAGCGGTGGACGGGACACACTCGTTCGAGGGATTCATCAACTATCACAGCGTGGCTGTGTAAGGGGGCAAAGAATGAAACACAAACACGATTGGAAAACAGGTGACTGTACCTGTTGTGCTTGGTGTCCTAAGTGTGACGCTGAGAGTTATCACGGAGAGATAATCAAAGAGGGAGAGGTTGAGGTTGTGAGATTAACACCGAGAGGTTGGCTTGTGCTGGTAGTTATCCCCAGCTTTTTAGTGCTGTGGGCTGTATGGCAGGTGTCAGGACACCTGTGGTATGTAGGAGAGGGCGGGAACTTCCTCGGCTACTGCTGGGGGACTATGACTGAGTGCTTTAAGGAGGGAATGTAAATGTTAGACGCAGAATTGGTACAACTATCAGATAGTTTTGGTGCATACAGCCAGTACATAGAAGGAGAGGACACTATCAACGGACAGACACTAGACCTAATCTCTAGGGCTATGGCGTTGGAGTCTTCTGCTTGGTGTGATGCTGACTGTATTGGAATTGCTGAAAACATCATCAAGAACTACCACCTATGGCACAAGGTAGAGGCAGGGGAGGACATAACGAAATGAGCTTTGGCAAGTGTTGGGTATGCGGTAGAGTAATGAGTGGCGATAGCCAGACAATAGAGGGCAAGGTCAAATGCGAGGCGTGTGGCTGGGTATCACACAAGGACGGGAGTTACTAATGGAACTGAATGACCCAGTGTTTTATGATGATGCGATTTGGACACGGTGTAATACCTGTGATGAATACTTTGATGAAAGCAAGTACAACTCTCGCACCTGTGCAGTGTGCGAGGACAAAGAGACAAAGGGAGAGAGTAATGAGTAAGTGGACAGTATGGGTAGGCGGTAGCGAGGTTAGTTTGTGCTATCTATCGGAGACACAGGCGCAAAATATGGCGCAGGCTTGGAAAGATAAGGGCTATCAAGATGTAGTAGTGGAGGAGGTAGCATAATGAGTAGAGATTTAAGTTGGGCGGAGTTGGCAGAACTAACTCACGCCACACAGGTAGAGCACTTTAACTTCTGCCTATGTGAAGACAATGAAGGACAAGAAAACCCATACGCAGACTGTCCAAAGGAGGAAGCAAGTGAATAAAGAATATTTACAGGCTAAGTTTGATTTATGTATCAACCAAGCCGAGAAGGATTTACAGGAGCAGGAGATAGCGCGAGCTATCAAGAACCTAAGACGTGCCAACAGTGCGCTCTCACAACTGTTCGGGTTCGAGGAGGAGGTAGAGAGTGAATAAAGTTTCAGATTACAAATACGAGATGTGGTTCTCAAATGCCTATGCAGTTTTAACTAAGGAGGAAAGTGCATTGTGCCTTGTACGTTGGGTAAATGAAGGGTGCAAGTTATGACTAACTACATAGCACAACAGGTTGCTGAGATGAAAAGAAAACTAGAGAAAGAAGCAAGCAACATTTACACTATACACCCCAAGAAGTCTGACTTGATTCTCTTCTATGAAGTGGCTACGCCAGACGGACAGAACGAGTGGGGTGGAGCTAGTGCTGAGCAGTGTATGCAGTGGCTTACCCTTGCGCCTAACGGCAGTAGAGTCTTGGTGAGTGCGTGGGATAGTGATGAGGAAGATGCCCACCTAGTAGGGCAAACGATAGACATAACCCAGATTATTCAGCGGGCAAGGGAGGTAGGAAGATGAGTTTAGTACTAGGGATAGCGTTAGTAATGGTGGTAGTCTATGTGCTTATAGTGTGGGAGGACAAGATCAATGGAGAGTAAGGAAGTCAGCGGGAAGCAGGCTATTCACTATCGTAATTACCGGAGGGCAAGAGACCGAGCTTTAGTACGCCTGTCTCACCTCTATCCAAACGTATACAGGGACTTATTACTGGAAGAGAAGGAGAGAGATGAAGACGAGGGCAAGAATTGGGTTGCTCGTAATACCCGTGTTAGCGTTACTATGGGCGTTCGCTCCCGACCAACGCGGAATAAGGGGAGAACTACCAAAAGACCTAAGCGTAGTCGCAAGAACAAAAGCTACAATGGAGGAAAAGCGTGAGAACAAGGCACTTGCAGTTAGTTACGCACGAGCACTCGGCTACAACCAAAACCAAATCAGATGTCTTGTCACCTTATGGACCCGTGAGAGCAGGTTTGACCACCTCGCAGACAACCCCAGAAGCTCAGCTTATGGAATTGCTCAACTCCTTAGAGAGCGTAGTGGACAACCTGAACTTCAAATCCTTCACGGCATACGATACATTGGTCATCGCTATGGAGGGAGTGCGTGTCGCGCTCTCGGACACTCCGATAGACGAGGCTGGTACTAAATGAAACTCGTATTAGATCCTGCATCATCAATGAGATCTTTCTACTTTGACAAGAAGGACGAGAGAGTTTTGTTCGGTGATATACGCGAGGATGAGACTCACTTATTAACCAACGGGCAGACTATTAAAATTAAACCTGATGAGGTGATGGACTTCAGGGCTATTCCTTACCAAGATGAGACGTTTGAGATGGTAGTTTTTGACCCACCTCATATGCTAAGACTTTCAGAGAAGTCTTGGATGCGTAAGAAATATGGTGTGCTAGATAGTGAGAACTGGCGAGATGATATTACTAAAGGTTTTGCTGAATGTTTTAGAGTATTAAAAACTAATGGCACGCTAATCTTTAAGTGGAACGAAGTATCTATTCCATTAAAAGAAATACTGGCTCTTACCCCCCCCCAATACAAGCCAGTACTTGGACACCCATCAGGTAAACGTATGGGTACACACTGGGTTCTATTTCTAAAATAATCTTGCTAGGTTCTTAACCCTTTCCTGGCAAAACAAAAAGCCCTCGCTGTAACTGGCGGGGGCTTCTTGCTAGCACTCTACAGCTACTTGCTGCCGAGGACTAAATAATAACACTATCCACCAGTAGAGTAAAACCCTTTACCCTTGAAGGTAACACCAGGTGAGTCCCACTTACGCACCATTGGTATGTGACAATCAAAGCAGGACGGTTCACGTGGCTCCTCGTGGATACTACGTTCAATAGTTAATACGCTGTTGCAATCAGGGCAACGATAGTCGTACTGCATTAGAGCTGCACACCCTCCTCTATGGGTAGATAACCTACTAACTTCTCAACCTTTTCAACCCTGTCAAACTCAGTTGTCGCTGGCATCTGGTGATTAAACCATACTGGTTCCGGTAAATCCATTAGATCAAAGGAGAAGATACCGGCAGGGGTAGAGTTGATGTAGAAGGGAACAAGGTCACGCTCTGCTGCTTGTGTTATCAGCTTGCGATACTTCATCTCTTCAATCAGCAAGGTGTTGTAGTGTGCAGCCCTACACTTTAACTCTATGTAGTGACCTGCTTGCCTAGAGATACAGTCATAGGCATCAAAGATGCCCTCAGACTTTACTAAATCTGGGTACAAACTCTCACGCAAGAAGGTAAATAATAACTCTTCGTTCATTGCCAGGGACTAACCCCGCCTAGATTATCCTGCAACCTACGCAAAGCCTGAGCACACCTACGATCTGCGGTAGAGATGGCACACTCTAATACTTGTGCTATCTGTTGCAGGGTAAAGCTCTCGTGATGGCGCATACGCAAGAGGGCTTGGTCTTCTTGATCTAATTTAAGAAAACCTTTCTTGATGTCAATGAGGTTAGCAAGCAGGTTGCCACCTTCTGCTGGAGATGATGAACCTTTAGGTTGCCCATCTCTAATCATCTCTTGTGCTTGCTCTAATACTGTGCCATCTATGACTGATGCAATAACAAAGGGTAGTAACTGACCAAGGGTTGCTGACTCGTAGTAAACCTCATCATTAGTCTGGTAGCCAGACTTAGCAGCCTTCTCCTTGCGTGCATAGCGCTCTCCTGCACGCTTCATCTGCCACGCAATGCGCTGTTCGTTGTGTCTGCGTCGCTCTTCGATAGGTTCCATTAGATCAATGATGTGATCTTCTACTCTAGTCATAGCCCACGCCATCAGCTCTTGCTTGATATCATCCTTCTCAACGTGGTTCTTATACCTACGATGGATAGTGTTAGCAACACTAGGCACTAGGTCATAGATTACTGGGTGCAGTTCAGTCACGAGGCCACTTACCATCTAAGACCATCAGTGCGATAGCACTGTAGTTCAGTAGATCAATGAAGCTATCTCGTAGTGACTCGTTCTCTGGTGTTGCACCAGTATCAATCAAGTGGTTGATGCGTGCAGTCTTGTCGTGCATACGCACACGCAAACCATTGAGCGGTCCACCAGGTGAGAGACTAATGTTAGTTGGGCCGTAGTCTTTGTGCTTCTTGATGAGCAGATTACCTGCACCATCTAAGACTTCCCATACATCAGTGACAAACTTGACGTGCTTGTAATCTATCTTGTCGCTATCGGCTTTATCAATACTACTTCCGTTGATGTATCGTAGCTCAGGATCTGGAAGCCCATATGCTGCAAAGTTTGTAGCATCGTGTCCCACTCGCTTCTTGTCATTGTCATACATTCGACTCCCCTATCAGTAACTTCCTCGTAGCATCAATTCCATTAGCCAAGTAGTAATCATTGATGTCCATACCTGGTGGTAGTGTAACAATCTGTGAGTTCATTACCTCGTTAGCCACACGCTTAGCAAACTCTGCACCTGGGTTAGACCCATCTTCTTTAACATCATTGTCACCTACGACATAGATAGTTTCATAACCTGCAAAGAGCTTTGGAAAGTGTGGCTTCCACGCTGCAACTCCTGGTACACCTACTGCTGGGATACCTAGTTCACCGCTAGTAACTATCGCATCTAGTTCACCCTCACATACAACGATGTAAGGTGAGTCAACAGTGATGTCACATACGTTATACAGGTGTGCCTTCTGCCCAGTAGGAGATCCATACTTAGGCTTGGCGTCATCTAATCTTCTAAACTTAAAGCCAACACAACCACCAGATGCTGTGATGTATGGGATAGATAGCCACCCTTGATACATCTCGTGACCATTGATTGGATTGGTAATAGTGCCTAACTGAAACAGTCCTGCTGTCTCTTCAGAGATCCCACGTCCTTCGAGTACGGCTAGAGCCTCTGGACTTATTGCCTGTGCGTATTGCTGCGCCGCTTCCAGCAGCAATTTCGACTGCACGTTTGAGGCCATCGTTAAACTCCAAGTTCTCTAGTATGCACACTAAGTTAGCTGCGTTGCCACCCTTACCGCAGGTATGGCAGAAATATAAATTGTCATAAGTATTGATAACTGCTGAACGTCTACTGTCACTATGTAAACAGCAACGAACCGAAGCACTCTTGCCTTCACGTACCTCACCTCCATAGTGGGAAACGATTGCTCCTATGGGGATTGAGTTTGCATCAACGGCACCTTTGAACCGTCCCGCTTTACGTACCCTGGACCAGTCTTGTGCTGGCATACACACCCCTTAAAGTCGCACTTGTCGTGCCAATTAGTTGCACGCTTGTAGTGAGCAAGTGTGTTTTCTTCTCCGCCTTTAAGACAATTCTGGCAAATCATCTTCAGCTTCTTCTGTTACTTCCTCTACTGGTACAACTTCTGGTACAAGTATCTCTGATGTTGTGATTTCTCCACCTGGAACTGGCATTATTGTTTCTCCTTTAACCATTGAGTTAAGTCTTGGATTACCCAAGCCTGATCTATTGAAGCGTTGCGACGCTTAACTACCACGTAAGACAGAGGGACTTCCCCAAGACCTCTTGCCTTTGCATAGTTAAGCGCCTCAACTTGTGCTTCTCTCCAGAACTCAGGCAACGATAGGGTTGCCCTGTTCTTGAGTTCAAGGATATAGGTTTCTCCCGCGATAACAGTTACGATGTCGCCCTCATCCTTTGCCCCAGCTTTAGTCAGACGTTCTGCAAGCACTCCGCTTTTGCGAAGCCACTTCATTACATCTGTTTCAAACTGAGAACCTTTAGTCTTGTTGTACTGACTCATCTACCAATACAACCTTGTTGATCTTATAGATGATGTTGCCTTCTTCATCTTTAACTAACTCGACAACACCAGATTGCAGTAACGCACCAACGAAGTTGGTTAGGTCTACCTTGATGGAATTAACATCTTCACGTAGTGCATCAACTTCTGCACGCAAAGCATCTGCTTTGAGATTGTCTCGGTACTTATTTGATAACTGTTCAGACATTATACCCTCCTTGGTATCCTGCGATTGCATCTTTCCTTAACATCCAACCAAACTCATCTTGGTCGCCTATCTGTACTGCTGCATAGTTTACTAGAAGCTGTGCATATTTCTTGCCATCTGCTGAGTGTGGCCCAAATCTATTCTTGACCGCTGCCACCTTAAGTATTGCCTGACCATCAAAACCCAGAGTGAGTATTAGAGCAGGTAACTGCGATACCTTGCCGTGAATAGCCCTGCGATGAGGTGGTTCAGTTTGGGAACCATACTCTGACTGTTCTGATACGTGGTGCAGGACCATTACGCACGCCTCTGTCTTGCGTGCCATATCGTGCAGTTCCATCATAATTGCACGAAGTCCTGCCCACTCGTTATCAGTTTCTGCTGCTACATTCATTAAGTTATCTATCACTATCAACTCTGGTGGCATCCCGTAGAGTTCTACGTATGCACGAATCTCTAGTTCAAGATCATCAATAGATGGTGATGAGTCGAACACCCATTTGATATGTGAAACCTTTTCAAACTGGGGATCGTAATAGTGTGAATTGTTTGACAGGTTTGCCTCAACCGATACCTGTGAGTGACCAGATAAATGTGAAGCAGCACGCATCATTACCGTAGTTGTGTCTGTGTCTGCCGAGAAGAACAATGTAGGAACCTTTGCTTTGACCGCATAGATTAGCGAGAACATAGACTTACCAGCATTAGGTGCAGCAGCTATCATACATACCTGGCCTCTGCGAAACTTAATACCTTCGGCTGCTAAACCTTTCCACACATCAGGCAGTGGTGTTGCTTTGGTAAGCACTCCACTCCAAGCGCGGGAAAGATTAAGCAACGTCGTCCTCCTGATTTAATCTAATACCTCGTTGTTGGCGAATACGGAAGCGTTCTCTTGGAGAGAGTCCACCCCATATACCAAAGTTCTCTTTATGTATGCCCCACTCAGCACATTCTCTGCGGTGGGGGCAACGTCTACAAATTGATTTAGCATACTGAGCCTCGGTGAGACTTATTGATCCCTGTTCTTTATCAGGAAACCAGAAGTCACCACCGATTGTTGCACAACTAGGCGACTCAAATTCATCGGGTCGCCGCAACGTTTAAGCCCAAATAGTATGAAATTGTTGTTCTTTAGGAACCTTTGGTCCGGCCCAGTTAGGACCTGCAGCAGGGTCGAACCAACCCTTGTAAGGTTTTCCTGTTGCTTGAGCTGTACCGTGCTTGAGAACCATCTTACCGCGAGCACACTCGGGCGCTTCTGGCAAATTGTAAACCCAAAGGTTTCCATACTTGTCTCGAACCTCTTGTGCTCCACCTGTTGTTGCAGGCGCAGCCACTGGTGTTGCATTGAACTGCTGAGCAACTGATGCAACTGTTGGTGCAGTTGGCGCAACTGGTGCAGACTGTGGTCCAGTGTAAAGCTCTGCCTCTGTTGACTTAATCAATGAAGCGATCATTGAAATATCAGTGATCTGTACTTCTAATTCCTTGATGCTATCTGCATAGATGTTAATAAGAGTTCCGTCTTTGTGTGTCTTAAAGTTAATCTGATACTTAGTGCCTTCTGTAGCCATTTACTTGCCTCCATTTTGCTTTACGGTTAGTCGCTGACTCTCAGCTCCTACCTTCTTAGGGACAAACCCTAATAGTTTTTCTACCTCATCACTGTCAACTGACTCGCGCCCTTTAATAGTTGTCCAACTGACTTCGATACCCGAATTAGTAGTACCCAGTACTCCTTCAAAGGATGCCTTCAAAGAATCCTGTTGTGTTTCTAACTCTTTAATCTGTGCTGCTAACTGTAAGTACAACAGTGCGTTCTTGTCAATATCTACATCTTCAATCAGTAGACTACTGACTGGTGTACGTTCTTTTTTTAGACCAACGCATCCTATCTCACCTGATGATTCGTAGAACTTGCAGTAGAACTGACAGTAACTTGCATCTTTCTCTGGTGCTGGCGGTTCCTTTGCTTCCTTAACAGCCGCTAGCCAACCGAGTGCTTCTAGTGCAATGGACTCATCGTAGTCTTCGGTGTGAACCTTGACATCTCTTTCGTCCCCGTCCCTGGCAATTGCTACCAGTGACACT